CAAATGTTTGATGACCAGTCGGAGTGGACGAAACCTCAATCATTGCACATTGCGTTTTTGTCAACGTAAGCAAATCTTTTAAATTTTCCACAAAATCCACAATAGAAAGACTTTCACCCTTTTCCTCCCTAATAAACTTTAAACCTTCAACTCTAGAAGGGTTTGCAATCTGTCTAGTAAAATCTGCATCTATGGCCCCACCAGCAAACATTACATCTTTTGTATCAAATGAGCGCTGCAAAAGTTCATTCGCTGAACGAATCCATGTGCCAGATGGTTTTCTCAAAAAGCAAATACGATTATCTGTCAAATTATATTGCTGGCGAATTTCCTTAATATTTTCGCCATACTCTTCTGGGTTTTCTACCTCTACGTCGATAGTTTTGATTTGAATTTTGGACGACTTGAAAAGTTCACTTTCATTGCATGACGCAATAAACTGAGCGCCGCCCATAAAGTCTGCAACGATAAACTCGATATTAAAATTCGTCAAAAGATAATGAAAATACGCGATATGATCCTTGGGTTGACCGCCAGCAATAGCGTATGGATGGACACAGATTCCATTTTCGTCCGCCTCGTTGATTTTCATAACATGCATGGCAAAATAGTCGGAAGCATCACTTTCAGACCATGAGGGGTCAATACTTAACAGATATTTATCTTCTTTATTTCCAAACAATTCTACCGATTGACCTTCTCCATCCGCAAATGTGCAAGCCATCATTTTTGAAATTTTAAAGAATCCAGATGAATCGCTCGAAAAAATTGAACGAAATTCACGGTCCATCTGAGCCTCCGACATTTCAGACTTGGCCTTCTCAAGAAGAGATGGGTCATACAATGCATCTGGCACCGCATCATATGACATGTGGAAAATGCTATAATGAGCGTTTTTACTCTTGCCAGAAAGGATAAGCTCCTCGTAGTTTTTGTACATCGTGTAAAGATGTTCAAACTGATACGATGCGGAAGACAAACCGATAATTTTATTACTTGGCCAGACTTTTCTATCAGCCTCTGTCATCTTGCCCTGAGAAATCAGAATATCTTCTGCGTCTTTGACCTTCTTTCTTTCCGTAGGATTCGTAACAACAGCAAGGAACGGAATTACAACCTCGTTGACAATTTTGGCTGGCATCAAGAGAAGCTCATCCATTACCATCACTTGGAAACGGAAACCACGAAGCTTTTCCCCCTGCCCTAGTGGCAAAGCGGTAATTTTACTTTGGCCGATTTCAATATTCCACTCGTCATTTTGCAATGATACTCTTGTAACACAGTCGTTGAAAAGTTTTGCTTTCGGCGACTTTTGAATGTCAAGGATTTTTTTCATTATCCCCTTGGACTGACGAAAGGATGCTGATAATACACCAATATGAACACCTTGGTTTAGCATCGCATGTAAAGCAAGAAAAATACCACACGAAAAAGTTTTCGATGACCCACGACCTAAAATACCCAAGAAATAATCGCTTTTCATCATGGTTTTCACCATCATTGTCTGGAATGGAAACAACTCAACCCCCATCAACATATCCACGGCGAATTGGGTATTCTCTTTAAAGAAATCATACAGCCAGAGTTTAGCGTCCTTCTCTTCCAAATATCCTTCCGCAAGAGAAAGCTTTTCTGTCAAATTATCTTTAGGCAAGTCTGCCTGCTGGCCTTTTATCCACGCCATTATCTATTCCCTCCTATAAAATATTGCATGTCCACATTCCAGAGTTTTTGTCCCAAGCACAATAGTTTGGGAATGATTAATTGACTATTTTCGCGGCTACCAGAGAAAACAAATTGACAACAATCTTTAAACTCATGTTGAAGCAGCCGCATGTTATGAGTAATAAAGGAGATGTTTGGCTTGTGGTAAGATTTCTTGGCTAGAGAACAAACGTCTTCCATTTGACACTCAATTACTACCCACAAGAAGCAGTTTTGGGTTTTCGCCCGATTAATTTCGCGCCGAAATCTCTCCAAATTATCGCCAACCAGAGTTCCACACCAGTCATCAAATGATTTGCGGTCAACAAATGTATTTGTATATTCGCTTCCAAGGGTTGAATAATCTCCAATATCCAGCTTTAGAGATTCGCAATTCGCGAATTGCAAACGCTTTTGCTCTCTTGTGTCAATGGCTATTTTGCGGCCAGAAAAATCATTAGACCATTCTTTTGGTAGCTTGCCTGAAAACATTGGCTGAACTTTGGCCAATTCACACGCCCTTGTGAACGATCCAAATAATCTTTTGTATTCTTTGATCGGCGGAAGGTCGGCAAAAAATAGCTCCACCTCATTTGGAGCAACGGTTAGTTTCTTGGATTTGATTCTTGACAAGAGCATAGACATGGCTACTTGACGACCAGACTCTTCATCTGCCAGCGAAAACCATTCCAGCATATTGTTTCGGGTTGCAAAATCCGTGGCAAAATACTCATCCTTGTTTTTAAACTGGAGAGCTTGGCGCGTTAGAAGGTCTTTTCGTGGAAAAAATTCGCAATAATAATCAGCCAAAGTCATTCCATGCACTTTAAAGTGCGCGTGGAGACTTCTTTCTGTTGGGAATTTTTTCCCGCATTTTTTACACTCAGATAACATCTTCTTTTCCTATTCCCATGATTCTACAACGAAACCCTTCCATTGATTCTAAGCGATTAGCCTCTTCCGTAATTGCGGCCCGTTGTAATTCGGCCAATCTAAGCATGTTTTTACGCTCTGTCTCTTCTTGGGCAAGTTGAACAATAGAAATAAACGATGTTTCGTCTTTGGATTGACTCTTTAATCTATCCGCTCGATCACCTTGTAGTTTTTTGATCGTATCTGCGACACGTTTTTGGTTCTGCTGGTATTCGGAGGTTTTGGCATTGAGCATCTCCGAAAACTTGACGGAAAATTCAGTCGGGTCTTCGCCCATTTCATCAAACACCGAGTTTAGCGTTAAAATATGAGCCGAAAGAATTTCCCCGTTCACAATATCCTTGCAAACACTCATATACAGGTTAAGCTCATCTGCCGTTAAATCTGGCTTGTCCCATGTCAAGCGCACAAACTCTTCGATAAACAAATCGCGGTCTTTCTGGTTTAAATACGAATCACAAATGCGCGAAAACCTCATCGACCCCATGTTGCACTTTAGTTTTTCGACATAGGCTTTGTATTTGCCAGAGATTTTTTCAGGGTCTAGGGAGATTCCAACCGATTGATTAATGTAAGCCACTACACGACTCAATTCCCTCGGCGCATAGTATTTTGTGGTAGAAAGCGGCGTTTGTTCGGGTCGATAATCTGGATTCACCTCTTGCACAAAGGCAAAAACCGCCCGCCATTCGCGGCTCAACTTTTTTGTTTCCGCGCCGAAAATTGCCTTGGCCATTTCCAAGGTTGTCTTGTCTTCGGCCATCCATAATTCTATCTGCTTTTTATTTTCTTCTGAGAGTTCTGGCGAATCTTCGCGTGTTGGATTATGTTTCGTCTTGTAGCGTTTGCCGTTTTCGGCCAAAAATAGTCGAACAGCTTTGCCTTCAATGTCGCGGCCATCCTTTTTGTCGTTGCCAGTAACGAGTTTAGTAAGGAGGTTAACGTCGGTTACTCCTTTGCCAAAGTTGTCCAGAATCAAGGATTTTTGATTCTCGCTTAAGATGTAGGGTTTTTTGGGCGGGGTTGCCATGTTTAGGGCCAATATTCTGCTATATCGCTCTCCGCGATAATCTTTTTAGCCTCTTTGGCGAGACTTTCACGGTATGCGCTTAGTAATTTTTTCTGGCTATATTTATTCTTGGGATTGCCGCGAATTCTTAGGGCGACTACAACATCTGCCTCTGGCACATTGTCGATAAACAGCATTTTAAACGCCTCAAACCTTTTGGCGGTCATGTGTTTTTCGAGTTCAACCAAGACGCGCCGCATAGTTTCTTGGAAATTGATTGTGTCGTCAATTTTGTTGTTAACTTCTTGGGCGTGATGCTCAAGTTCGAGCGGCATTTTGGCGTGATACCCGTATTTTTTAGTCTTTTCCCACTTTTCGTAGATGGGGCATTCGCTGCATTGGTTGTTGCTTTCGGTAACAGAACAACCGTCTTCTCCAACGGCAAATTTACACTGCACGCACGGGCGGGCGTGATTCGTGTAAAGGTTGCGAAACATGTTGTAGATTTGATTGCTCGCAATGCGCTGAATCCACGGCGCAAGTTTGCGCGTTTGATCCCAAAGGTGCCACTTTTTAGAAATGTGAAGGCGAAGATTTTGCGCAACATCGTCCCAATCCAGCCAACGATGAATATCAAGCGTCCACTTTCGGCGGCGCTTTTTTAGTTCTTTTTCGATTTGTTCGGCGCAATCTTCGTAGGTTAGCATTAAATGTGGCGGGGTTTAACTTTCTTTGGCTTGACGAAAACCGTTCCGCCGTTTGCGGTAAAGGAGAATGAGGTTAAGGTGTTGACGTATTTTTCATCGTCATCATCGCCAGAAATTGTTACTTGGAGTTCTTCAATATCTGGCAATTCAGTCACATTAGTTTCTTCCGCCTCGCTTTTATCACTCCAGTCAAGCTTAGACAGGGAGGCTAGTTTCTTGTCAAGGGTAGAAGTTAACGTATTTAAACTTTGGCCGCAATTGGTGCAAAACTTGGCTGTGGCGGAGGGAGCTTTGGTTCCGCAGTTGGGACAATACTTTGGTGTCATATTTAATAGTAACACCAGCCGTTACACTATTTATAGTTAATTTCAGACCTTAATCACTTGGCCAATGTAACTAACTGTTTCGCCTTTTTCGTTTTGGATGGCGTTTGCGGCGATTTTTAGTTTGATTGGCTTGTTTTCTACGTCATAGAAGGTTACAAAGTCTTCAAATTCGCAACCATCGGCAAAAGCCTCGGACCAAACTTGATGGTAACGCTTTAGCTCATCCGTGTGAATAAACTTTTTCCAGCCCAAGCCTAAAAGCTCATTTGTGCCGCAACCCAAGAATCGGGCGTAGGTTCTGTTTACCCAAGAGTTTCGGCCATTTACATCACAATAGAAAATTCCATCGTTAGCATCGTTTAAAAGGGCCGCTTGGCGAGCGTCTGAGGCGATTTGGCGGTTTTCAATTCTTTTAATAGCGTCAACGGGACTGGAGCCTCCATTAGGAGAGAGTTTTTCTTTTACAAAAAGGGTTAAGTCTTTGATGGACTTTTCTATTGAATCAAAGCGCTGTTCGCTTTTCGCTTGACACGCCTCTAGTTTCCGTGCCAATTTAATCCACCGCCAAAAACATTGAAAAGGCTTGGCTGCAAGAAGAAAAAGCTGCCAAATAAACCCTAAAACTTCCCTATACTTGGCCAAAAAAACAAACCCTGCGGCAAGAGTTCCAATAATTTGGGCAATGTGTGAGGCAACAACCTGTTCGTCCATATAGAGTGGTTACACAGGTTAGGGAAAATTCCTAGAGAGTTATGGAAATTATAATGCTTTTATTTGAAAGCGCCCAATTTCTCTAGCACGAAGCGAACAAAGCCGCTCCGAACAATATCAGTTTTCTCTTGAAGTTCGTAACAAAATACTCCATTATCTTTAGACTCTTGATCGTTAAAAACATCGAATAGTTTTCTAAATCCAGCCTTTGCGCCAATATCATTTTGATGGTGAGAATCACCCACTAGGAAAATCTTAGTAAATTCGCCGCATCTTGTCAAAAGCAGGGTTAAGTCATCAGCCGACATCGAACTCGCTTCATCCACAATAATAGCTTTACAATTCCAAGACTTGCCACGGCAAAATCCAAGGGGGATAGCATCAACCCTTTCTTCCATTTTCAGCATTTCGATTTGGCCTTGAGGAAGAAGCTCGTCTAACTTATCGTAAACGATAGAAGCATAGGGACTCATCTTTTCCGAAAGCTCTCCTTTTAGGAAGCCGACCTTCCCTGTCGTAGAGCTTTCTACTGGATTGCGAATGTAGATGATTTGGTCAATTTTCTTTTGGCTCAATAGTTTAAGCGAAGCCAGCACGGCCAAAAAAGTCTTTCCGCTGCCGTAAATTCCATCAATCCAAATAGCCTTCGTGTCTTTATTAATGGCCGTTTTTAGAATCTCTATCTGCTTTTCAGTCAGATCATCCCTTTCGCGGATATTAAGTTCGTAAGAAATCTTCTCGCGTTGAAAAACCTTGGGAGATTTATCGGCGACCTTTGGTTGGGCAGATTTTTTAGCCATGTATATATTATATTACATCGGCGCGGCAGAATCCTCTCCAAATATTCTAGTTTTGGCGATATTGTAATATTTTTCGTCCTTTTCAATGCCAATAAATTGCCGTCCAAGGTTTTTTGCGGCAAGACATGTTGTGCCGCTACCCATACAGCAGTCTAAAACTACGTCACCTTCTACGGTATATGTTTTGACGAAATATTCCAATAGCTCAAGTGGTTTTTGTGTCGGATGCAAGAGTTTTCTGCAATTATCTCGTTTTATTTTTAGAATTTGAAGAGGATGTCTAGTGCCGTCATCAAAATATTCCAATGGTTTTGTTTTCGGATTAGCGCCAGCCATTGTTTCCGACCATCTGGCATTTTCTCCAATTTTATTAGAAACTAACTTTCCTTCGTGCTTTTGTTTTTGAGGTTGATAGGTGGGCTGCTCTTTATAAAAAACAGAAACGGTTTCTACGACTCTCCCAGGCCGTCTCTTAACTTGAAAAACGTTCGTTAGTCTTTCTTTTTGCCAATACCAATCGTATTTATATGCCGAAATATTAGATAGCCTTAAATAAGACGAAAAAGGTTCTTGTCCAAACAATAAAATCGCAGCGTCCTTTTTACATATCCTATCTAACTCTTTCCATAAAAGTTTAAAATCCAATAGTTTGTCCCACTTTAGCGGCGTTTGCCCATATGGAGGATCACAAATAAAACAATCCACCGACCCACTAGGAATTTCCGCCATTTTCTCCAAACAATCGCCCAAAATTAGTTTTTCAATCATCGGCCCAATTTATCCCAAAACAAGAGTTTGTCAATAGACGTTTTCTAAAATAGTTACCGCTCCACCAGCACCTTCCGCCGAAACATCCAAATTCTGAGAAACAACCTTACCCGTAGTGCAAATGTCGAACAACCCATTATTCGTCACCGTTCCTGTAATAAATGTCGAAAAAGGATGAAACGCCAAATTCAAGACGGCACGTTCTCCAGAGAATCCAATAAAATTTCCAACATTTTCGCCGTTCACTGAAACTTGCTTTTCTATACTATCTAAGATTACTGTTGATGGGTAGGTATCGCCTAAATTATAAACAGGTTGTCTGTTTATCCTATAGCTAATCGAAATCTGCTCTTTAGAATCGGGCAAACTAACGCCAGAACCAGAAACTCCCACCGCCAAAGCGTGAATACTTTCTAAATACGCGCCAGAACCATTGTTTGTTAAGATGTGCGAAACATTTTGGCCTGTGAAACTTTGGCCAGTGATTTCTGATAGGTTGTAAACGTCAAAATCAGCCTTGACCCCGACAACTGTTTGCGGCGAAATGTCCAAATTCAAACTTGACAAATAGCATTGTTTGAGGGAGAAGTTGCCGAACTTGATGTTGTGACCCGTAGCGAAATCACCAGTTAATCCTGTTATTAAAGCAATCTGATTTTGTGTTTCCGTGGCAGAATTCGGCCCAATCAGTGGCAAAAACGTAGCCGAAAACTTGCCAATTTGCGCTCCAGCTACATTAAAATCATCAGAAACTCTAGACTGGCCGAAAACGCGATTTGGTTCCAAGCTGCTATCTACAGAGATAGATGCGTCTGTCGCCAAAAAGAATTGCCCTGTCGTTGGCGCGGAGTTTTGGGCCAAAAAGTTGGCGAAAATTGGGCAATTTTTACTAGAAACGAACATTTTGTTTGACAAGTCCTTAAACCTAGACTAGGTTACACCTTATGACAGAAGACCAAGAAACCAACGAAACCCAGAAGCAATGGAGGCTATTCGCAAATTTGAATCGGGCGGGATGGCTTTCAAGCCTCTGTCTGAATTGGACAAACCAAAACTCGGCGGAATTAAATTTCCGAAAAAGAAAAACCTTTGTCCGCCCAAAAATTCACCAGATAAGGATTTGGTGATGACACCATTTAGTTTGGCTCAAAACATTGTTCGCCACTTTAATCCAAGTGGTTCTATATTGGAGCCTTGTATGGGAGAAGGATCATTCTACTATAACTTAAAAGAATACGCGAACGGAGAAGTTGATTGGTGCGAGTTGTCTAAAGGTAGAGACTTTTTTGAGTGGAGGGGTCTGGATTATGACTGGATCATCACAAACCCTCCATTTAGTAAATACGCTGATTTCTTGGAGAAGTCTTTATCTATCGCCAATAATGTAGTATTCTACGGAACTGTCTGCCATATCCTCTCCCTCAAGAAAAGGCTTCGCATGGTTAAAGAGGCGGGGTTCTATATCCGCGAAATTCTTTATACAGAAACGCCAAAAGACTGGACAACTGGCGGTTTTCAGTGTGGGGCTATTCTCTTGACAAAACAAGCGGGCGATTGTAAGATTTCCTACTTGTGAACCCCCACCCACTAATCACTAACAAAATCCCCAAATCTTGGAAACTCGCCCGAAAATACCTCAAACAGTTCGGCCTCACAAGAGGAGAACAGAATCTCATACTAGCAATTCTTAAAATAAAGGACAAAATTAAGTGAAACTTTCAAAAGAAACAAAAAATAAGCGCAAACACTACTCTACATGGTTTCATAATTGCCCAAATTGCAAACAAAGAATCACAGGCGGGCATTTTGTTCCGCCGTCGCTTGGCGAAAAGGGTTTTTATATTTGCGAAGAATTGGCGGGAGAAAAAACCGTTGACATTCCGCCCGAAAGCGTTAAATTAGCCGCATGAACAAAAAACTCCTAACCTTAATCGACCTCGCCCGAATCTATCGGCCCGAAAAGCAGACGGGCCAGCACTTTATTTTGGCGGGTGCTTTTAAGAAAAATCGACTCGTAGGGTTGGGTTTTAACAATTACAACAAACTCCATCCATATCACCGATATGGGCACTACAAGCCAACTCGCGACTCGAATGCCAAATATGTTGCCAGTTTGCACGCGGAGGTGGCGCTTATCAAACGTTTAAAACATGATCCTTCCGAAATAACTTTTGCCATTGTTCGCATCAATAATAAAGACGAAGTAGCCCTAGCCCGTCCTTGCCAGAACTGCGAGGCTTTGTTCAAGAGAACTGGATTTCGCCGAATTATTTACTCGATTTCTGAATCAGAAGAAGGAATTATTTACTAACCTATGTCCAATCCACAATACCACGAAGACTACTCTTCAATATCAGGCTTATCTTTTGCTGTAAGCGGCTTCTACGCTGGCCCATTAGCATCTCCATCCATGTATCAAACGCCCTCCAAATGGCGAACCTGCTCTTACTGCAAAACACAAACAGAAGTCGGCAAAAACTGCTCAAGCTGTGGAGCGCCAGACGTTCGAGAACCTAAGAAATTTTAGTATGAGCCGCCCAATCAAAGACCTAATCGCAACCCGCCAAAAACTACTCCCCGAATGGTCGGCAGAAACAATTAGTTTTGTGGACGAACTCTACTCCCGCCTAGAATGGGCCGAAACAGAGAACGCTGTATTCAACCTGCGCCTAAAAGGAGAATGGACTCCAAATTCCAAACTCTACACCAAAAAAGAACTTGACGATGCAACAAATGAAGCCTATAGTTGGGGCTACC